ATATTTGTGCAACGAATTTTATCTGCATATCTCTTTTCATACTATTTTATACTGTTTCATATTTTATTATTCCTCAACTTTCATTGAAATAATCTACTATATATTATAAGGATAGAGAAATTGGAAAAAACACATAAAAAAAGAACCTACTCAAATCAATGAGTAGGTCTTTCTGTTTGGTTAATAAAATAAAGTTGTAGATTTTTTTGAAGAATAGATAATATTACATTTGCTTTTTCTGTTAACTAATTGAATGTGCATGTGAATTTGCGTATTTATGATGTCTATAATATAAAAATAACGATAAACCGCTATTTTTATATTGACTTTAACGGTATACCGTTATATAATATAAGTGTAATAAGAAAGGTAGTCCAAAGGACATAGGTAAAAGAAAATGAACACACTAGAACAAAGAGCACATGACTTCGCAAATGAAATGGTACATAAATGTTTAAAAGAAGGAAGAAATGTATCAATTGGAATCACAAGAAAACAAGCAAACGTTGTCTTTGCTTGTAACAAACAAGGTAAAATTCATGTCAGCAAAGAAGTTATCTCTGCTGTTTACGATCTAGCTGATGTTTATTATAAAAAAAGTTTCTACAATCAAGCTGGTACTTACGTTGATAAAATAGTAACTGCTGTTCAAGCAATTTTCAACAATCAATATGAAATTGCTCAATATTTATTAGAAAGTGCTGTAGAAGATTAAAAAAAGAGGTGAAGAAAAATGGAACATAATTATATTGAAGATTTACTTTTTTTTAAAAAAAATGCAGTTGAAAATATTATTTCTACTGCAAATTGGGATATTGAAAACTACTTCGAAATGAAAGATGAAGCGGCAGAAGATGAAGATATCGATTTTGAAGAAAATGGAGATTGCGAAGAATACGGTCGAGATTATAGATTTGATGAAGATGAAGTTGAAGATGCAATTAATTTTTTGTTTTATTATGAAGAATGTCTTCCTGATGATACTGATAAAGCAATAAATGACTATAGAAAATATGATGATCAACTTGCTGATGCTCAATCAAAATTAAGACATATTGAAAAGAAAATAAATATGTTAGTTAAAGATTTCAATCTTGAAAATTATAGAATTGAAACTTCTAGAAAATCAATCAGCACATATCTATATATTCCATACACTCAAAGGAACATGGAAATGGTTATGAATGAAACTGACGATGCCGATTACTATGACGATATGGATGATGAAGAGCTAGAAGATTTAAAAGAATTATGTATCAGATTCAGCGATCACGACACTGGTTCTTACTGGGATGAAGAATGGGGTGACGTATCATATGATGATAGTTACGCAAAAATTGAAATCAATTAGAAAGGATGATAATAATGAAACTATTGGATTTAACTGATAAAACAATTGCTCAACTTGTTAGAGAAACAGGAATTTCTCGCTCAACTCTGGTGGATATTATTAAAGGCAATACAGAATTTAAAAGCACATCAGTGGAAAATGGAATGAAAATTTCTGAAGCTTTAAATCTAACTATAGAGGAATTATATAATAAAATTTATAATTTGAAGGAGGAAAAATAATGAACGGAATATTAGAATTTATCAAAGAAGTATGTGAGGACCTATGTATCTCTATAC